GGTTCAATTTGATTCTTGGGTATCTGTTACAGCAAAGGGAGATAGTGGTTATTCTAACACTGTTCAAATGCAGTTGGATTATGGGACATACCCAGCTTAATAAAATTATATGAATTTAACATTACGAAAACGAGGAATGAGAAATTTGTGTAGGGGTGCCGGGGCCCCACACGAAATTTTCATCTCCGGGATTATACTAGGAGTGAAGGTCGTTCATCCCCAATGATTTTAAAATGCACTGTCGGAGAATTAATCATGGCCCAAGGTTGGACCCAAGTGGACGAAAGAGGTGGTGTAAGTATTACCACCACCTCGGTCCACGGTCCATGGATCTAGAGATCGGATAGTATATCAAGATCGGGCGGAGAAAGTAAAACATCCAATAGGAGAATTTTAAATTTTCCTAAATTCCTAATTTCCGAACTAATATAAAAGGAGGAACAATTTATTAATTAATTAAATGAATTCAAGACAAAAAAATTGGTGTTTTACGATAAATAATTATACTACTGATGATTTGGAAAGACTACAAGACTTAGGTAGAAGAATCACATCAGATATTCAGTATTTAATTATTGGAAAAGAAATAGGAGAGAATCAAACCCCTCACCTTCAGTGTTTCATTCAGTTCAAGAAAAGACTCAGATTTTCGCAAGTAAAAAATTTTGTTGGCCAAAGAGCTCATATTGAAGCGGCACGTGGTACATCTGGAGAAAATTTCGTTTACTGTTCAAAAGACGGCGATTATGAGGAATTTGGAACCAGAACGACAGCAGGTATAGGTCTTAGTGCCAGGAGAGGGGCTTACCCTATCTGGTTTTGGGCTGATATATAAATAAAATTTATTATCACTCTAAAATTTTTTTTCTAATGAGTAGGCCAAAGAAATGACCTTGAGTCATTGAAAGAAGCAATAAAAGAAGGCAAACGCGGCTTAGACTTAATGGAGGAACATACAGACACGTTCGCTAAGTATCCACGTTTTGTTCATTCATATATACGCGCTTTGGAGGAGTCACGTGTTGAACGCGAAGAATTTATTCCGAGAGATGGATGGCAACAACAGCTTATGGATACGCTTAGTGGCCCAGTTAGCCAGCGTTCTGTTATCTGGATATATGATTTGCAAGGAAATAAGGGCAAATCGTATTTCGCAAGAAATTACCCAGGAAAAAATTACTATGTTACTGGCGGGAAAGCAGCCGATATCTATTACGGATACGAATATCAGCCTGTGGTCTTCTTCGACCTCGCAAGAATGAAACAAGAAATAGTACAATACGACGTAATGGAACAATTTAAAAATGGACAATTTTATTCAACCAAATATGAATCAAGATTAGTGAAGTTTAATGTTCCACACGTAGTCGTGTTTGCAAATTTTATGCCTAATCGAAGTATGTTATCTGAAGACAGGTGGGATATTAGAGAAATATAACGCGTTAATACTTTAAAAAAAATAAAAAAAATGTTAAAGCGACGAAGATCTTCAACTGGTTCCAGTTATGACAGATATCCAATGATTATGGCTTCTGGTCGGTCACCTAATTATGTGTTTAATTCACCATATTCACCACCTATGTCAGCATATCCTTTTCCTCCTCCATTTACGATTCCAGATAGTGCTGTAAGGGATTATGAAGCATCTCTGATGAGTCCTGGAGCCCCGTTTACGGGTACCTCACAACGAAGTGTTCGAGTCTCCAAGAAGGCTCGTTATACACAACGTGCGTATTTAGCCGGGAAAGTACGAGCTTCTAAAAGGGTTTCTAAAAAGTTATCTTATAGGAAGAAAGGTAAAGGAAGAAAAAAGGGTAAGAGAGTTAAGACCAGATTAGGGATGGCCGTTACTGGAGTTCATTCAACTGAGGAGCATCGATTTGTTAGTAAACAGAATATGCCGGTAGCTGATTATTATGAAACTGTACAAATTGGTCATACATCTATTCCGCAAAGACCCGTGTTGTTAAACATGTGTCGTGCTTTGTTGAAGTATTCATTGAAGAAGATAGTACATATTAAAGAATTTGGAACAGTTGTAACAGATAATGCAGCTGGTATTGCGTTTCAAGTAGGAGACGTTTTAAGATGGAATTTTTACGGTAACTGGGATTCTACTACGTTGAATAACTTTTTTGTTACTGTTGTAGCTGGAGATACATTTGAGACTTTATCACGTAGGTTAATGGATCAGATTATAACATATGCTGATGCTGGTAATTTGAATAATCTACGTTGGCATGATTTTACATATGATCCAACTGATGCTAATCCGGGAAATAAATATGCTTGGTATACTATTCCATTGCAAAGTTTGAAAGTTGAATTAAAGACTAAAAGTTCTTTAAAGGTTCAAAATAGAACAACTAATATTGTTGGTGTTGAAGATGAATCTGATGATGTTGATAATGTACCTGTTACTGGATTTTTGTATACTTGTAAGGGAAACAATTTTGTTTCTAAGAGTGAGAGAAGTATTTTGAAAGGGATTGATACATCGGCTACTGGCGGTGGTACCAATACAAAAAACAATGATATTATATTATTTGAAGGTACAACACGTTCATTTACTGGGAACTATGTTGCTGGTGAAGCACAATTGTTTCCGGGAGATATTTCTCAGCAGACGTTTTTTAAACCTGCTGAACCTCCTAAACCTTATCAGGTAGTTAATTGTAAAAAATCTGCCAAGATTAGAATTAATCCTGGAGGTATTAAGACTAGTGTTTTAACAGCCAATACAAGAACTGGATTTAGTTATATGTTATCTTTGTTGGCTGGTGATAATGACGGAGTTTCAAGAACTCAACAAAAATATTCACCTAAATTGGGATATTGTAATGTTATGTTTATTGAGAAAGTTATTGGAAGTAAAACTTCTCCTGTTTCAATTGCAGCTGAGGTTCAATTTGATTCTTGGGTATCTGTTACAGCAAAGGGAGATAGTGGTTATTCTAACACTGTTCAAATGCAGTTGGATTATGGGACATACCCAGCTTAATAAAATTATATGAATTTAACA